CTGCAAGCTCTTTTTTAAACGATCTAAGATTTCTCATTGAAGCAGCAGAAAGGTTTCTTATATTTGTATTTACATCAAATTCTCCCTGTATAAAAGAATCTATTAATCCCTTTTCCCCCATCCATTGAATAAGCTGCTTTTTATCTTTTACGCTTTTACCATTTTTTAATTGTAAAACAAAATTACCTTGATTATCTTGGAGTAAATCCTTTTGGACCTTATTAAATCTTTGTGCATTAACAAAGTTTTTAAAACCAACAGAACTAATTGTCAGTGTAGATCCTCCAAATAAATTACCAAATGATAGCTTTGGATGAGCTAGAAGTGTAATTACATTATACTTAGCTTCCATAGATCCAAACTTGTGGATATTTCTAGTTAAATATTCCATACGAGCTGTCATCATAGTATCAAATAAAACGGGATCTCTCTCTCTCTTAAACTTAGGTTTTGGAGGAGCTTTATCTAAAAATGGAGTTTTCATACCAAGTTTAGAAAATTGTTTTTCTACCCAATCCATTGACTTTATAACAGCATGATCACTGGTTAAATAATACATTCTTCTTTTAAACTTAGGATCTGCTTCCAAGAAAGCTTTTAATTGATTACCAAATATTGTTGGTTGTCCCATAGAGTCTTTAAAATAAGCTCTTAAATATGTAGCCCAATCTTTTGTATATTCTCCAAATTGCTTTTTCTTTATAAAAGTATCTATATGCTTATTTGCAAATATAGCCATTAAATTTTTATGACTTGCTCTAACCCATTGATCTTTATATATATCTATCATATTTATAGATTTATCCCACCCTGGCATATCACCTGTTCTTTCTAAAGCAGAACTAGGTCTTTGATTCATGCCTAGACTTTCCATATCCCTAAAATCCATTTTATCTAAATCAAACATAATAGATTCAATTGCTTGCTTTGCAGCTCCACCATCTAGCTTGGCACTATTTTCAGATCTAACAAAATGCTTAAACAAAACTAATTGCTTTTCTCTTTCAGCTAAAGTTTTGTCACCAGTTTCATTTAATTTTGTTTGATATGCTTTATCTGCTTCTGCTTCTATCCAAGCTTTCATTTCTTTTTCAGCGCCTTTATTTCTTCCGAAATTTATATGCGGAACATATTCTTCATATCGCTGTTCACCTATACGTTTAAATTTAGATCCTTTTATAACATATTCTCCTAATTCCAACTGTTTCTTATCTATCAATATTTCGCCTTTTCTAAACAGTTCTCTAAATGTTTTTTTAGAAGTTTCTTTTATTAAGCTTCGATTAAGTTTAGGATCATTACTTGGATGATTGTAAGCTCTATTAACTGCAGCTTCAACAAAACGCTCATATTGAACTCTTAATAAAACCTCTACAGGAATCTCTGGAATATCTTTTCCTTTTTCCATTATCCTTAATGTTTTATTTAGAAAATTATCCATATCAAACTTTCCATTTTTATCCCATTTTAAATACTCATTGTATTCCTTGTATTCAAATTTTCTATCAATATTATTAAAATCTATTTTGTTACCTTTAGAATCATAAGCATGCACATATTTCTTAGACCATTCCTTAAAGAAGTTTGTATATGCATTATCTATATTGGTAACAAGTTGATCAAATGTAAGCTCTTTGCCTTCAACTTTGAATGTCTTATTTTTAAGCTCATTATATCCTTTTAACTTTGTTATATCTCCGCCTTCACGTTTAGCTATAACTATTTTATTAATTAGATCTGCATCTCTTGGCTCAAGATCCCTTCTAAATGGAAATATAGTATCATTTTCCAATTCTATATTTTGAGTACGAGAATCTATTAAACGATTCATATTCCTTATATTTTCTCTAATTCTTCCTAAAGTTCCAGTCATTTGTTTAAATGTTCTGATTACAACTTTATCCTTACCTTGCCTATCTTTAGTTCTTATAGGAGATTGATATGATTCAAAAAACTTTTGCTCTACTGCAAACATTTTCTCATCCATATATCTAGGATCTGTTCTCCATGCATTACTAGGCAGTTTTTGACCAGATTTTTTAAGTCTAAGGTCAATGTCTTTAAAGTAACTATTTAAAGCATAAATATCAGCCATTGTTATAGTGGTAATATCTCTAGGTAATTCCTTACCAATATCTAATGTAAAGTTTTCAAAAAACGAATTAAAGTTATCTTTTATAAATGGATTCTCATTTAAGTAATCATTTAGTTTTTTAACTTCCTTAGCATCTGCCTCTGTTATAGCCCTTCTTTTAATTACACCAAGATCTTTTGTGGGATCTTGAGTAGGATTCACTTTTTCTAAAACAAGCTTTCTGATTTGATCAGGATAATCCATTTCAGTTGGTTTATCTGGAACCTTAACCTTTTCATATATTTCGAGTAACTTAGTTTTTTCCAAAGGAGTCTCTGGTTTAAAAAAGCTATTGTATATATTAGAATGCTCTGTTAATAAAAAGTCTATAGATCTATTGCTTATTTGTTGAGATTGAAAAGGTATTTGCCTTTCTACTAAGAATACCTTTGTAGTATACATACCTACTTCACCTTCAGTTATATCAACCTGTCTTCCAAATTTTTGATTTTTACCTGGAGTAAATTCATCAATAAATATATCATTGCCTCTAAAATCTTTTGTATATGTACCAGCTTTTCCAGTATTTCTATGAAATGGACTTAATAGCCAAAGATCAAAATAATCATGTAGCATTTCAGATGTTACTTTATTATTCTTATTACCCTTGTTAAGCTTTGCTATAATTCCATTAATCTTTATATCTTTAAATTCTTGTATATGCCTGTCATACCATTCTAATTGATATTTTTCAACACCACCTTCTTTAGTGTTTAGATTGTAATTATCTAACTTTAATTTTATAATAGTTGCTTCATCAGCAATACTTCTTAAATACTTAGCAACATGACGAGCATCAATTTCTTTACCTTTCCAAGTAAATCCAGAATCTTTAAATGCATTATATATTTCATAACCTTTTTTAGTAATAGCAGAATGAGATGATAGATTGAATAAATCTTTTCTCATCCAATTCAATGCATTTTCCCAAGTATTATCTTTAAGATATTTATCTATATTAAATTTCGGCAAATCCAATGATACTAAATTGTTTATTTCAGCTATTGCTCTTCCTTCAGCTGTCTTAGGGCTACTTCTTTGTAGCACTATATCTTTATACTGCTCCATTGCTTTGGAAATATTAATGATAGTATCTATATCTGATGTATTTTTTAATACACCACTATCTCTTAACTCCTTAGCAGCTTTACCAAATAATGTTCCTTCAAATAGTTTAATATCAGATGAATATTTATCTAATGCTTGATCTAGATTTTTCCAAGAAACTTCAGATTTACTTGGATCTAAATCTTTAGTCATTTTAGAAATAGAACCTAACCTTGTTTTATTTTTTAATAAATTATAAGTACCTTCATTTGGAGTTATATCCACATATGTTGAGCTATCTCTTTCCTTCTTTTCTACTCTAAATGTAGACTTTAATAATATATCTGGAAAAGATTCATAGCCAATCATATTTGGATAATTAGATGCATCAGCCGATCTATTAACTATTTCCCTGCCCAACTCTAAAAGTCTTTTATAACCACCTTCTAATAATGTTACTCTATATGAGTTACCTTCTTTATCTGTAACAAATATATCTTTTTTATTTTTAGATTTATCAAGGATTACATCTGCCCATGCAATCATTGAATTCCTAGCGTTCAATCCATACCCAAGTCCTTGTTGCCCATTCCTTGCAGTCTTCGCTGTCATTTTTCTCATTGATGGAGAAAATATACTTCCAAAGGTTTTATATGGAGCGTCCTTAGCTGGATCTGAACCAAAAATTGAATCATACTTTTCAGCCTTAGCATCAATCATATGACCTTCTCCTTCAGGATGGTCTTTTTTAGTTTCCCATTCTTTCTGATTCTTCTTGTAATGATCCTTTACTTTTTTAGATAAACCTTGATATAAAAAAGCAGAATCAGAATCTTTATCTGCTCCACCTAGATACATATTATCTTTACCATTAGTAAAAATAGAAACTCCTTTTTCCCCAGTAAATCCCTTGAATTCCAATAACCTAGTTCCAGATATACTATCAGCAGGAACTCTTATTACTAAGAATTCAAAAGCGCTTTTATCGCCACCTTTCTTTTTGAAATGATTCCATGCTTTTCCTAAAGTAGTATCAACTTCACCTTTGCCAAAATCATACTTAATATTCATTTGCTTCATTCCATCATCTAATTTAAATGTACCTGCTTCTACATCCATATGTCTAGGCTTAGGTGCTAACCAAGACTTTGCAGAATATTTCCATTTAGGTGACATAACTCTTGTAAGCATATATTTTTTATAAGTCTTATCCCATGTAGTAGACATACCAAAAGGCATGCCCTCTCTAATAGATTCATTCATCTTTCCGATCATTTGAATACGCTGACTTTTCATTCTATAAGAAGCCCATTCAGATGCATTAAAGAAGTCTGGATTTTCTAATTGCCCTGCATTTTCCATCTTAGCTATTTGTTGTGCAAATATTTGAGCAAGTGGATCATCTCCAGATTTTCTCATAACTTTATCTATGAACTTTATACCTACTTCATCAACATGAATTGTCTTTCTTAAACTTTCTATTCTAGAATCAATTTTCTTTCTAATACTAGCTTGGCTTTCTGGATTAGGAGAGGTATAAAGCTTTTTAGTAAGATCAGTAATCTCTTTATGAATCTCAATTGCTTTATTTATTTCAGGAGCATTCTTAGGATCATTAATATAAGAATCTACTAATTCATTTTTAGCCTTATCTCCAAGTATAGATGGTTGATACATTTCCTTATATATATCATCTATTCCCTTTTTAGTCTGCTTAGAATTTAATACTGTAGTTAATTGCCTTACAATCATTTGAGGCTTTGTAGCTCTAGATGGGTTTTCATAAGTACCCATATTCATTCTTATAGAAGTTGGATCTATATAAGTTCTTTCAATATTTTCAGACGTTTTATATTCCTTTTTAACAGGATCATATTCTAATTTATTGCTTTTTAAACTCCCAGTATGTTTAGCTGCTGATTTCAATATCATTGTATTAAGACCATTATCAATCATAAACTTTTCAATAATAGGATCAGCTCTTCTGCTTGCTGCCTTTACAAGAAGATAACCACCGTTTTGTAACTTTGCTACAATAACTGGTTTAGCCATTGAAACATTTTCAGGCAATCCTAATTCTTGTTGAACTCTATCAAATTCTTTTGGAAGGAAATATATAGTTCCATCAGTGTCACTATCAAACTTCCTTTTTTCAGGCTTATTATTCTTATCAAGCCCAGTATACTCCTCAAAGATAATATCGTCAAATATAGCTAATTCTCGCCTTGGAATGATACCTTCTGGCAATGGAACACCTTTATCATGCAATAATTGAGTTCTTTTATTAAAATCTACTACATTTTTATAAAAACCTTCACCTGACATTTCATTTATTCTAGAAAGATCTCTTGATCCCTTAACATATAATCCATTAGCTTCAGCTAGATCTAGAACATTTGAAAGCCATTGCTTTTCATGCATTTTAGTAATAGCATCTTTATTTCCCCAGCCACCTGCCCAATCCTTAATAGCAATTTCTAAACTTTCATTAAAAGATTTTCTAAGTTCATTCTTTATTTGAAGTTGCTCTGCTGTGCTTAGGTTTTTATTTTTGGAAAGCATTTCTATAACATGATCTTTTAAATTATGCATATTAAATGAAGTATACTCACCTTTTGAATCTCTTATTACATCTGGATGATAATCTTTAACAATAAATATGCCTTTATCTTTTACACCAGATGTTATGTATTTATTTAATTTATGTAGATTTACATCTATTTGATACCTTTGTTTTCCATTTATAACATTTTCAAACTTTCCATCTTGATTAGGTTCTCTATCAAGAGGAACTCTTTTAGTTATTCTATTCTTACGCTTAACAAGAATTGTATCAAATGTAATATGTTCCTGACCTGTTAAATTAGTTTCAGGTCGATCAATTCTTCTATCCCCTAAATCCTTACCATCAACTTTTCCTTTAATTCCAATATTCTTACCTGTATTACCAACCAATCTAACATTACCATTAGCATCCATTTCAATTGCTATAACATTTTGATCTTCATACCTTGAATTAATTTCTCGTTGCTTATTTGTTTTTTCTGCCCCTATCTCTACTGGATCATTTGCATCTAAAGATGTATCTGGAGTTGTTTTTTTAGTTTTTGGATCGTAGCCTTCATTTACATAAACATCACCAGATAACCAATAATCTCTAGCTTCTTTTAACCAAAAATCATTTATTTGTTTTTTAGATAATGATTCAGTTTTATCAAGGCCATAATAATCTTTAGCTCCTTCAAGTATATCTAACTCTATATCTCTTTCTTTGAAGCCAACTTCTTTTCCTTGTCTTATTAAATATTGTTTAGCAAAATCCACATTTTGATTGTATACATATTTTTGAACATCTGGAGAATACTTCTCCCAACCAGGATATTTCTCTGGTCTAAATAAGCTATTATAACCCTCGCCATAAAGCCCTTGCTCCATTATGATCCTACCACCTAATTGCTCATGCTTTGGTCTTCCAGAATATCCAAAGAATCCACCTAATAAGGTTTCATACATTATAAGCTCTATAGGTTCTCCTCTAAGTGTAGGAGGAAGTCCCATCATAGAAGCTCCAATTAGTCCTTTTAATCGCTGTTCTCCTGCTTGATTTACTTTTCTATTCTTGGAAATAAATCTATTGTTTAAAAGCTTCATTTCTCCAAGTCCACCAAATGCACCACCATAAATAGTACCATGTACACCAGCATCTATCATTGCATCTGGTCCATGCCATATAGCTGAAACTGAACTAGCAGTTCCTAAATGAACACCTTGTTCTAATATTGCTCTAGTTTTAGCACCTTTTTTAAATATACCAATAGACTCAAGTTTTAAAGCTTCTAAACCTTTATCATAAACTTTAGTAGATGCATTACCAACAAGCATTGGTATAGACCAATTATTAGCTTCTGCAAAAAACTTTCCACCTTTTTTTTCTACAGCTTCTCCAAATGCTTTGAATCCAACTTTTTGAACTACCTTTGATCCAAGCTTAACAGGAGCAGCTATAATACCAGGAGCAAATCCTGCTAAATGCCCTAGTGAATGTGCTATTCCTTCATATGTATTTCGGGGTTCTGTTCCTGTAGGTATTGTTGTAAAACCTTCTATAAATCCAGAAGATAACTGTCCAGCTATTCTTCTTATATTAGTATTACTAGCGGCTTCACTTCTTTTTAAGTTTAAATTATGTAATTGAGCTATTTGTTGTAGTTCATCTACTTGCTGTTCATTAAACGCTTGAGGGTTGTATCTATAAACTCTTATTAAGTCTTGAGTTCTTTTATAAGTTTCCTGGGTAGGATTAAATACCATATAATAATTCCCTTATTAAATATTTGCTAATTCCTCTCTTGATCCACAAATTAATCCTAAACTTATTTTGTTGTAGGAATTTTGAATTCATTCCATTTTGATACAGCAGTTTTGCCAAATGCAGCACTGACATTAAGTATCTTGTTGCCAGAAACATTGTCTTTTATAGATATAGGAAGGCCAAATCCTACTTGAGACTCTGCTCCACCTCTATATTGCTCACTCATATCTGTCCAAAATTTACAATCACTACCTTTATTCCAAAGCATATGATTGAAACCATGTCTATGAGATGCTATCATTTTAATATCATCTGCTGTTAATTCTACACCATATATAGATAGATCTGACATTAATCCAGTGTTACCTGTTCCACCTGATATATCTGTTGTAAATGCATTTTGCCCTTCATCTCCCATTCCTCCATAACTTCCAGTATTGTCATCTGCATCATCTACTCTATTTCCATCTATATATATTTTTAACCCACTAGCTGCTTTTCCACCATCATAAGTAGCAGCCCAATGAGTCCATTTAGTTTTATTCCCATTTAACTGATCGTTATCACTAACCTCTCTACCTATAATCCAATAATCACTGCCATCTTTTTCATATAAATGGAATGAAGAATTCATAAATGTATATTCTCTACTTGCTTGAAAAACGCAATAAGTACGTCCATGAGAATTAACCCAGGCCATTATAGTAAAAGGTGTATCATTTCCACTACCATCACCAAAATGCAAACCAAGTCCATCCATCTCAGAATTTAACATTACTAAGCTATAATAATTACCTAAAGACTCATGGTATCCAGAGTCTCCACAAGGAGCTCCATTACAAAGAGTTCTATTTACATTATTGGAGATCATTAATCTTTAATAACACCAACTCTTAAAGTAAGTGTGCCTCCATTATAATCATCTACTCCATGACACATTCCCCAAACATATAAGTCTCTGCTAGCATCAGCTGCTTTTCCAATAATACCTATATTTTGAGCACTTCCTATAGACTGCCTACCTGCATCTATAAGATTGGTAACATATACTTGCCCACAAAAACTATTCATTAACGAAGTAGCTGCTGTACCACCAGAAGCCGCATCTAAAGCTGAAGCCATACCTGTATTAGAACTATCTGAAGTAAATAATAATTGTATTGTTTGAACAACTGTTCCATCAGCTGAAGATTCTGTAGAATTATCTTGAATTATTAAAGCGACAGATTGAATCATGCATTTTCCACCTAGTTCAGCTACTGCATCTTCTATCTTTTGTGGATGAAATATAACATCCCCAGCTGCTGTATTATTGTCTGGAAGTGCAATAGTAACATCTATTAAATCCACGTCCATTTTGTTGAGTTTTTCTTGTACACTATATTTATGTAAGTCTGTTGTTGCCATGTTATCCTCCTACCCTAAGCACTGGCTGTGCGTGAACGGGTTGTTTATTGTTGTTATTAAAATCCTGCTGCCATATTAAAGAAATTAGGAGCTGTTCCAGCTTGTCCGTAAGAAGCATAAGGATCAATTTGATATTGCCCAACTCTAGTTCCATATGTGGAAGTACCTATTCCCATTTTCTGACCAGGATAGCTCAAAACTGTATTCTTACCTTTATTAAGATAGTTAAGCCCTTTAGTAGTTCCAGTTGCTACTTTAGATCCTATTTGAGTACCTTTTATAGCATTTAGTCCCCAAAGACCTGCTCTGCCTAAACCACCAAGTGCTAAGCTACCGCCTTTAGTTAATAGCAATCCACCACCAACTAAACCTCCAATAGTTCCAGTCCATCCTGCTACTTTATCACCACCTGTTTCTCCAAAGTGTTCATCACCTTCAGCATATGGTCTCCACTTATCAGGAACTAAGCCGAATAAACTCCAATCAACTGCATCAAAAGCCATCTTCTTGAAGGGCTTACCTTCTCTATCTACTTCTATATTATGCTTTGCAGCTAAGTTCAATAATTGTTCTTTTTTATCTGTATCCCAATGATTTAGTTGTCTTTTATTATAAGCATCTACCATTCTCTCAACTTCGAATTTTTCTTTTACCATAGGATTTCTATACTTGCCATAATCATATCTAACAGGATTACCACCTACTTGCTCTGTCATATGATCTAAAACATTAAAAGACTCACCTGTCATACTTGTAGGTAATTGAGCATTCATTTTTATATTTTCAAAATTCCATAAAAGCTCAGGCAAATCAAGTGGATTTACCATATCACTTGTTTGGACTCTAGTTCTTCCAGGTGGAAGTCTATAGTTATCCATATCATATGTCATCATTGGTGGTAAAGTTGCCATTAAATCTCCTATCTAATAATTTGTTGGTTGTTATAGTAAGGATATGAAGCCATGTTAAAATAACTAGCATTACTAGTTTGATCAGCATCCATTCCAGGAAATGGATACAATTTATTTAAAGCCTCATATAGTGCCATTGTTTCTGGTAATTTTTCAGACATCTTAGGATGTGTTTGGTCTTCGTATGGTATTTCTTCTTCTTCATTGTATATACCTAAGAAATTATATAATGGAGTTTGAATGTTAACTCTCATTGCATCATATAATGAATCTCCCGCAGATTCAAAAAAACTTTTTTCTCCACTCCAATAATCTTGAATAAAGTTAGTTGACCTATTAGATCTAGCAGCTTTTAATTTATCTCTTTGATAATTTACATCCTCTATACTCTCTATTGTCGATAGATAATCTTTATACAGCTCATCTTTTTCTTCTATTATTTGTTTATTTCTATCAATTAAATCTTTGTCTTTGTTCTCCCATAGATAGTTTGCAATTTCAGAGCTTTGTTGATATGCGGGTAACTCTATCTCGTCATATCTTCGTTGTTGCAATCCAAATTGATCTCGCAATAATCCAAATTGATCTTGTTGTAACTCAAATCGATCTACATCTAAGCCAAATTGATCTTGTTGTAAATTAAATTGATCTTGCAATAATCCAAATCTTCTATTATCCATTTGAATGTTTGCATCTAAATTATCGTAAAATTGTTGACTTTGTAAATCCATTCCATATTTACTTATATCTTGGCCTCTTTCTGATAATCGATTTCTAACATTGCCTAAACCAAGCTGTATATCTTGACTTCTTTCTGTAAGACCTTTATTTGTTATTAAATTTGCAGCCCCTAAAGTAAAACTACTTTCTAGGTTTCTCATACCTAAATCTAGATTAGCATCTATTTGATATTTATTTAAAGCTCTATTTCTATTATTTTCAGAAGAAGTCCATCTTCTGTCTGCTTCTGCATTTGCTGCTTGTGCTATATATGATCCAAAAGACATTTATACTCCTATCGATTAGTAAACTGATTAAATAAATTACTTGTAAAACCCATGTTTTGATTCATTCTTAAATTCTGTCTTGGGAATAATGTATTCACATTACCCATCCCCATAAATCGTGGCTGACCTTGATTGTTATTTTGTTGATTGTTATTTAAACCCAAAGCTGCACTTACATTATTAAGCATATTTTCATATTCATTTATTTGAGTAGCTGGGTTTGTTAGATTAAATAGAGTGTTATTATAACCTCCCCCTGTTATATTTCCACCTGATTCAGTTGCATAAGTAGTTGTATTATCAGGAAGATCTATAGAACCTGCCCCTAGAAAAGCAGGTATGTCAACTGGATCTGGATTTGGAATATTATATCGTATAGGTGGATTCTGTAAGGTTTCAAATTCAGTATTATCCACTACTTCAGTATTAGTGGTATTTGTATTGTTTAGATTTGTATTATAAGTAGACTGATAAGGGTTAATAGTAGATAGAGTTGGAGCATTTATAGTAGTATCAACTCCTCCTGGCTCATAAAAATTTGTAGAACCAAAAGTATTAAGCCCCCAATTGCCCATTAATTCATCTAAGGTTTGCATTTGAGGATATTGCCCTAAAGTCTTTTCAATATCTAATTCTAAAGGAGCCTCTGTTGGAACTAATGCTTCAGATAATGCACCTCCTAAAGCTCCTACTGCTGGACCAGCAGCAGCACCTATAACGCCCATTATAGCATCAGCTCTAGCCATTTTAGCTTGCTGCCTTGCTTGTTGATTTGCTTGCTGTTGCTGTCTATATAATGAGTTTAATTGATTTTTAACACTTCC